CCACTTTGTACGCACCTATCAGCAACTTGCACTGATCTTTTATTTTCCATTATTGTTATTACATACATCTTCATAATGTTGTTGTTGACCTCAATCCTTGTACTCTTGTATAAAAGTTACGTGTTACTCCGAGTGACTCAATAAGTTGATAACACATTAATGCATCATTAGGCCACATGCCGTGTTCTTGTGCTAACTCTATCATCTTAATTGCGCCGGCTGGTTTTATAACATATGCAGAGTTACCTGCTAATCCTTGTGGTATATTGAACTCATCTATACGTGGAACTGGTTGAAAGAACTCAGTGTTCTTAAGTATCATATCATGGTACACTTTAGATTTTCTTGTTGCCATAGATGGATCGTTTATGCCTATAATATCAAACTTTGATTTTTGGAATGTACTATCTGCAGGTAGTTTACGTATGATTCGAGAGTCATGTTCAAACACCATTATCATTTCATCTAAGTTCTTACACTTATGCCACAGATACCAATGACTTAAAAAACATGATATTCTTTTATTTTTATCTTGAGTCGGATACGCAGATTTTATAAGACCTGTTTTTAAATCAGTTTCAGTACCTTCCCAAGGATAGTTCCAATGCAAACCATTACCACCACAATAGCCTTCTGCTTTTTCTGGTGGTATTGCAGGTTGGATTTGCAATTCATCTTCATAACCATACTTATCGTAACTCTCTTTGAGTTCTCGATAACCTGATTCAGATGTTTTATTGCCTTCAACAACTATGGCAAAAGACTTCATTATTTACCTCTTTATAGTACTTATCAACACCGTAATGTCTCATTGTTTGATGGTTACTAATATTATCTATTATAATATTAAACCGTGGTTTTTTCCATATGTCTATCATGACATGATTAAGTTGCTTTTTATTATTTACATCACACCTTGACCAATGTATTCTTTCTTCATCTAAGTAAGAAATATTTTTAGGATCTGTGTATGCAAACCTGTCTATACAATATATTTGAGATCTAGTAAAGTATCTTTGCCAAACCTGTAAGCTTGGTTCTATACCAACTTGTAATATCATAAGTGGTTCAAACCTACGATCAAAGAATTCTTTCTCATAGTATAAGTGATACTTTAATCTCTTAGATTTATATCTTTCAAATAATACGTTAAGCATCACTATCGTGTGGTTTGTAAGCACCTATGATTTTTTTATCAACTAACTCTTTCCAGTTAAGCATCTTTTCTCTTTTAGGTCCTTGAGGAGTTATTTTAGTTCTTATATGAATAAAGCCTGCTCTTTCAGGATTAGGTAAGAAAGAACATTGACACCATTTACGATCTAAGTACGGTTCTTTAAATTTCATACCAGACCTCATTGCCAAGACGTGCATAATACCTTCATCTTCATAGTTATAAGGTTTATTGAAATTTTGCATCCAACCTTCATTGCCGCCGAGTTGTTTACGTAGTGTCTGTCTTGTAAGTCTATCCATTTTGTAGATAGCACCACCCCAATACGGTGCGTCCATGCTTCCTAACATTGGGTACCATTGTATCAATCTTCTATGTAGATTTTGTTGAACATCTGCATATAGACCTATGCCTGGTTGATCAAATATGTTTAACCTCATTGCTTCAGGTCTAAACATATCAATATCTAACATAAGAACATTATCATAATCATCAAACTCTTCATGTAACATATGAACCTTTTGACAGGCATTTGTTAAATTTTCTCTAAATGGTTTACCTAACACTAATTTATAGTCGGCATCGACCATGTCTGCATAATCCATAATGTTCCACATTGATTCATAATCAAGTGGTCTCATTTCACCATCAAAGTGTTGTAGTATTATATTACGCATTTTTCTTTAACACCGTATATCCAACATTGACTGTACCTCTTTCATGTACTTTCCATGCACGATTATCATTACACCAATTTTCTAAACATTGATGTAGTGATTGGTTGACAAACGTATCATGTGCAATGATGTACTTGTTAACCGAAACACCATGTAGTTCTAATTCTTTTTTCATATGATCAGCTTTATGTAGAGAGTCAATTAACATCATATCAACAGGTGCACCTAAAGATGCTAGTGATGCAGTGTCCGCATCTTTTACAACTAACTCAATATTGTGTTCTTTACAATATGGTTCTGCTAATTCTTGTAATTTCCATCTGTACTTATAGTGGTTTATATCAAGTAGTTCTATATACTTTGGCTTTGTCAACATGGCGCATGCAGCGGTGCCACCTTGATGTGTACCTAACTCTTTATATGAATTACACTCTTTCATGTATTTAGTAATAGCATCATGCTGATCACAATATTCTTTACCGTGTGCTACCTCTTGTTGAGTTCTTATCGATTTGTAGAATTCTTCTACAGTTTTTACATGATTTAAATCGGCTGTAAGCATATCAATTCTCCTGTATATTTTTAATAGATGATACCAAACTGGACTCTGCTTTTATTGGTTTTTCTGGATCATTTGGCCATTCTTTCCAGACTGGTACTAATTTTCTCCACTCTTCCATTGGTGAATTAGTTATTGCCCATAATGTTTCTCTTGGCCAGTCGTCGGCAGTTCTAAACATAATATGAACTAATTTAGTATCTTCTGTACGTGTATCGTTTATTGTAGCATTAGGATGAGACCTTAACTTATGCATGTAAGAGTTCCAACCGTTATGTAACTTTTTAAATTTAAATCCATCCATGTGGATAAATGCTGAAAAGTAATCTTGAAATAAGTAATAAAATCTGGCCAAGCGTAGACTCTGTATGGAGTTAACATATTCTTGAAATGACGGCCATTGTGTTTTCATTTTCTTTAAACCTTCTTTAGATATAACTACTACACCTGTGTTATAAACCATAGGTCTATCTTTCTCATCATATGAATATTTAACATTCCATTTATCTTTAAGAAACCGAGCCCATCTTACATCATTTTCGTATGTTATATCAGAAACATTCATAGTGCTTCTAAAGAAAGGTTGATCTGGTTCAGTACATATACCTGCATCTTCACCATCGAGTTGATCAAATAAATTTTCATTTAAGTTCTCTACTGGAAAGACATCTATATCAATTAAAGCAACATTGTCATAGTCATCAAAGTATGGATCAACTAACGGATTAGCCGGTTCATAATATATCGGTATAGAACAAACCTTACCAGCAATTGTTGTATTATGATCAAATCGGTATTCTGCTCCAATCTTTTCGGCATACTTTTTAATAAGTTCTGTACTATAAACAACACCAGGTTTTAAATCACCTTTCCAATATTGATATATTATATTCTTCATTTATTTTTCTCCAGAAATTTATTAGCCACTACTAATGCCGAGTTTATAGCCTGATGCATGTCAACGTAAACATACATTCCACATCTTCCTATAAATGTTACATTGTCTTTGATTAATTGTTTATATGAATTATATATGATCCTGTTACTACCATCGATATCTTTGACTGGATAATATCTTTCATAGTCATTTGTTTTATAGTCACATGGTTCTTCATATGTAATAGTTGTATACTGATCGTTGACACCGTGAACTGGAAAGTTCTTCCATTCTGTCATTCTTGTGTATGGACCTTCATGTGTCATATTAACACATGCTGCAGGTAGAACTTTTGGTGTTGGTAGAGTTGTATGATGAAACTTTATTGACCTATACGGCAACTCACCGTATTTGTAATCAAAATATTCATCAATTGCCATAGAGTTAAAAGTATGATCGTAGTATGATTCCATATGATGTTTAAATTTTACATTTAATTTTACATCTATACCTTTTAATATTTCTTCGAATACTTTAGTGTATCCTTCGTTAGGCAATACTTGATATGCATCATCTGGAAAGTAGTATTCATTATAGTCATCTTTTATAGAAACTCGCTTAAGGACTGACGGATCGAGTTCTTCAATCGTTTTACCCCACATCTTATATGTGTATGGACGAAAGAACGTGTCTATAATATTTTCTTCACCAACAACATCTTTGGCTTCTTTATTAATTGGAAAAGAAACGTATTGACCATCACTTAATATAGCTTTTGCTTTATGTTTATATGGTGTCCATTCACCAAACTGTGTAACCCATTTGTATACTTTTTCATTATTAGTATGAAATATGTGTGGACCGTACTTGTGTATACGTATACCATACTCATTAGTGTAGTCATAAGCATTACCGCCAATATGATCTCTTTCATCAATGACCGTTACTGTATGTCCAGCTTTATTTAATTCATGTGCTATCACAGATCCGGAAAACCCGGCACCTACTACTAATATATTAGACACTTATATTTCCCATTTCGATCTTGGCGAATTCACTACATGATATAATTTATCTGTATGGAAATAATCTGCACCACTTAGTTGTACGTGTACAAATTTAGTAAATGCATTTCTACTATCGTGTACTGGATCAATCATTCCAAGTGGTCCACGTGTATAATGTATATAGCTGTTCCAACCATTTTGCATTTCAGTATAGTCACTGTGTGTAACCATCATTGCATGAAAGTAATTTTGGTCTACAGTATAAAATCTACTAAGACCAGTTTTCTGCATATTGTTTATGTAATCTTGAAATGGTGTAAACTTTTCTCTTGCTAACTTCATACCTTTTTTAGTAAACATTACCATGCCAGCATTATACACTTTTAAATAACCATCAACATCTCTAGGCATAGCTGAACCATAAAGCCTCTTAACTTCAGAAGCCCATCTTTCATCATTCTTCATGTTTATATTTCCAGGAACGTTAGTGCTCGCTCTGTATTTACCTTGAAATGGTTCAGTACATATACCAAAATCTTTAACAGATTCATTAAATATATTGTTTTTCAATTTATCAACCGGAAATATGTCAAGATCTACTACTAACACTTTATCGTAATCTAAGAAAGAATCGTCTAGTATTGGATTTAACCATTCAAAGTACATTCCATCTTTACCTTTGACATGCTTGCTTGCAATGTTTGGATTAAGATCTAGTCTGTAATCCGCATCAATCATGTTTGCATAGTAACGAAATAACTTTTCGCTATAGGTACAACCAGGTCTTAAGTCACCGTCCCATACTTGATATATTAAATTCTTTTGCATACTAACCACCATTTTGCACTGTCTTCATCTATTTCATATTTGCATTCATAACTATTTAGCCTTCTTTTTTGTAGGTCTGTAAAATAGTTTACATTGTCAATACCGTCAAACTCGATATTATGTACTATAAGTATGTAATCGTACATAGCAAGATATGGTTCTACCTCAGTTCTTACATCTAAAGAACATTCACTTAAACTGTATGCTGCAATGAATAATGATTTGTTTTTCTTCTTAACTTTATCTAATTCTTTATGAGTTATATATTCAACACCTTCAGTATTCTCTGTAGTGTTTTCAATGTAGTGCTTTTGTATGTCAAGCATTTCAGGTAAATCACAATTATAAAATTTAATTTGTTGGTTCCAAAGTTTCCATATTCGACAAAAATTACCATAACCGCTTCCAAAGTCAGTAATAGAATCTACTTCTCCAATTCTCATGCCAAAGCTTTCCAAATAACGAGCATAATCTAAACATCTTAATGTTGACTGAGAGTACTCTTTTAATCTTTGTGGATTGCCGAAGTCGGGATCTTTAATTAAATCTAAACCTTTATCATCTTGGTACTTTTGATATAACTTTGCGGTGTACTGAGGATGTGTATAACCTATTGTTTTTTGAATAGTACCTTGCGATAAATTTAATTCACCTCTATCATATTCTGTGCTAATTTCTTGTACACGCTTGTTCCAAAAACTCATAATGGCACCTCATAAAAAACATTATGTTTAAAATCAATCATAGTTCTATATGTTGGAACTTTATCTATGTTGCAATACATTACTGGATTTTTTAATTTATCTCTATTAACTTGTTTAGTAACATTTAAATTTGGTATGTCAGATGGATATATCATTTTCTCTGTATTACCTTCTACCCAAAATGTACATTCTTGATGTTTGTATATAAGAGGCAGCCAGTAATGATGAAACATATGTTGTCTTCCATCATAGTTGATTACTATTACCACGGTTTACTTGCCTCAACTACTGCGCTATGTAATGCACGTATTTGTCCTGGCGTGTCTATATTCTTAAAATCGGCTACTGAACTATCTTGATAATTCATAAGCTTAACATTAGTATAACCTAAATCCTTTAACATATTCATCATTTCAATCTTTGACCATACGTATAGGTGTTGACCTTTTTGATATAGTAAACCTAATGCGCACTGCTCTCGCTTTGACCTATGTGAGTTGCCGGGTGGTGAAAACTTTTCTTTTACAATATAAAAATTATAATAGTGTTCTACAAACATTTGTTGATCAGGTGTAAGTTCTTCTCCACTTACTAATAAATTTACAAACTCATATGGAGGCCATACTGTTCTTACTACACCACCGGGTTTCAATATTCTCATTACATCTTTAAAGAAATTAATTCCTTGATATTTGTATATATGCTCAATAAAGTGTTCTGAATATACACCAAAGAATTCATTGTCACCGTAAGGTAGTGGCAAATTAGTTGCATCACCTTTCTCTACACCAGAATGTGTTGCTAGATTCATAACTTCCCAAGTCAATCCTCTTGGATTTTCTGCTGCTATTTCTAAGAACTTTGCCATATACTTAACTCCGTATGTTCTAATCTTGGCATGTCAAATTTAGTTCTTGCCAAGAAATGATTAATCTTTCCGTCAGGTTTATTAGCATACCATTGATAAGGCATTCTATTCCACTGCGTATCTATTTCAGTTACTTCAAATATTGGTTGTGATAATTGTAGATTAATATACATCTGTTCTGTATATCTCGTATGTAGTACATAATGATCTACCGAAGTAAAATGTTCACGTGCTTTAAGCCTACCTTCTTTTGACCAAAGTTGTAGACCACCATTTAAATATCTAAATGATTCATCTGGATATATTGCACTCTTTGGAAACATCCAATCCTCACCCCACAAATGTTTACCATAAGCTACAATGCCTCTTTGCCATAGAGGTTTATACATTACATTAGCTAACCATCTTGCAGGTCCACCAGTATGTACATGCCGTTCATGCACCATAGCAACATCTTTGATAGGATACTCGAATATGTTTTCATCTACATCCGCATGTATCAACATGTCAAGATCTATAGAAAGTATATGATCGTATTGATCATACTTCTTATCGAATATTATTTTAATTGAATCGAGTCTTGGATCGAGCTCTTGGAAAAATCTTTCATGTGATAGTTCATACTCGGCACCGCAGAAATCTGCATATGCCTGAGCTGAACGTGATCCGGCGTTTGCCCATTCCGGCATTTTAACACCACCCATATCAGCGTCAAAAGATTCATAAGGTATATAATATTGAAATACTAAATTTTTCATAACAAAACTTTTTTATTTATTTTTTCTTGGCTAATGCCTCTTTGCCGTAAAATGCTGCTACGATTGCTGCAACTGATACAAAATAGACTGCAGCCATATCACCTAAGATCTTGGCAGCTTTGTCTAATCCAAATAATGTAGCAATGATAACAAATGCTGGATATAATAACATTCCACCTAAAGCAAACCATGCCATATTTCTTTGTGCATCTTGTTTTTTATCTTCATTCTCTAACATAATCAACTTTTGCTCCATTTCAAATTCTTCATCAGTTACTATACCATCGCCGTCTTTATCAAAAGCTGCGTATTTGCTCCCCGGCTCCAATTGTTTTTGTGCATTCATTTGAAAACTCCTTTATTTCCTTCGCTATTTTGAGTGCATCATCAAAACCATTACGAAGAGAATTTGATCTATGACCATTTTCAATAAACCACTCTATACTATCTATATCAGATCCACGTTCTGCATTATAGGCTTTAGTAATTTCTTCAAATTCAAATCTTTTATTTAGTATTTCTATCAAATTCATTAGTGTCCAAACATCCTTCTTGTTCTATATTCTTTTATTGTGTTATGTAATAAATCAGTCCAGTTGTCACGATGTTCAACAAAGACTAACGGCTTTTCATGGTCTACGTCCATGACGATCACTATGTTAGGTGCTACCATACCTGTGCGTTCTTCCCACATGATAGAGTATGCTGCACCTTGTGCAAAGTAATTAGTGATTTTTTCTTTTTTCTTAATGTAACGGGATGTTTTAAAATCTATGATAGATGGTACACCATTGTATTCTGCAATGCAATCACATCTACCTGCAACACCTAAGTGATGACTAAATAAAGGCACCTCGAGACCGAATATCTTTCCAATATTTGGATCAAGGACAGTTTTAAGATTTTCAAGGCTTTGCCTGATGTTTGGTAGGAATTCTGTTGTATCTTCATTTTTTAAATACTTCTCAACTATACTATGTACACGTGTACCACGATTAGAAGCTACACCACTTATGCGGTTTGCTTCTTCTTCACCTACACGTTCACGCCAAGCTTTAATAAAATGTTCATTTAATATACTTAGAACTGTTGTGACACTAGGATAAGACTTACCATCAGGAGTACTATAAGTTCTTCCAGTTGTGGTAGTGTTTGCATCCAAGTCTTCATATCCGATATCAATTTTTTCATGCTTAAATATTTTTCTTTTCCTTTTCATCATAATTATACTGGAATATACCTTTAACTTGTTCAGTGTTTAAACAAAAGATTGCTTCAGGCGTGTACCTAAAGTTATATGACGCACTTGCTGTTGCGTATATTCGTTGATACATTACAGATACATACTGCTTACAATTCTGAATGTTTTCAAATTGCGGTTTTTGAAATACATAAAGCGGACGGTCAAGTGCAGCGCTATTTGCCATAATGAATGATACTATTATAAAAAATTTCATTTTATGCCTAACATTTCTTTAGTCATAATGTAGTCTCTGAGAAAATCAGATCTCACTATATCGTCCCAACCGAATGTTATAACACTGAAGTTCTTTAGCCGTTCGACTATTCTTAGGAACCTTTGAATACCATCGCGTTCATAACCATTTTGAAAATCAGATTGATAGTAATCGCCTGAAAAAATGACTCTACAATCTTGGCCTATACGTGTAATCACAGAGTCAAGCTCGTGGAAATTCAGATTCTGCATTTCGTCTATGATGACTACGGCATTATTAATTTGAGTACCACGAATGAATGATGTAGTTAAAAACTCCATCTGATGATTATTTATAAGCTTATTATATACAGCAGAGTCATAATCAAATAATTCTAAAGAAATTTGTTTATAAGGTTCTTCAAAAGGTTCAGCTTTTTCTTGTAAGCTACCAGGTAGATAGCCAACATCACGTGTTGGTACAATAGATCTTATTACTACTGTTTTATGATAAGGTGTAGCAGGTTCTAATGTAGACTGTAAAGCTAAATACATTGCAATAAAGGTTTTACCAGTTCCAGCAGAACCAGCAAGCACTAAGTTTTCATTATGTTGCCAAGATTCAAAAGCTTTTTCTTGATTCTTAGTTATAGGTTCTATGTCAATTAAATCTTCAAACCTTACGATACTTTTGCTCATACTTTAATTGTATTACCTCTACCTGACTTATCTTTAATTCTTTTAAGATTGTCTTTCCAACCGTCACTAGTTTTTGATAGTAGGCTACCTTGACTGCTGACAACGCCTGGAAATTTCAAAACTCTTTCAGCATTGTACTCGTTACATATAGCATCGAGTTCATCTGAAGGACAATCTACATCCCATTCAACGTATCTGTTTTTAGCATCAACCCATTTCTTTAGTGTGTATTTAGGCACCTTGATATCCTTTCCACCAGTCCGGCGCAGGCCTACCCCAATCCCATTTAGCAAATGACTTTGCCATGTGATAGTAATTACGGTATGCTGCAACAGCATCACCTTTAACTATACAATCAGGATAATGTGACATAGCTTGCGCAAACTCGGTTAATCCAGTGTTTGGTATATTTATCGGAGTTTTAGCAAGTGCTTCACCGAGAACTTCATAAGTTTTATGAACTTTACCACGCCTGTATTCGAATTCTTTACACATACCGATGAAATGTTCATAATGCCATTGATAGTTTTCTTTAGATGCTAGTGTCCATGTAGTACAAGGATGGTACTTATGAACTGCTGCATAGTAAATGTCATCACGTTCATCGCCAAAAGAGAAGTATGTTTGAATGGTCTTACCAGATTTAGACCTACGCTTTTCTGGTATGCCGTCCAGCAACCTATGTGCAGTACTTAGCATTTGACCTGATTCCACAATCATTTTTGGAACATGTCTGTCACACAACATTTGTGCAGCTGTAATTGGATTTTTGTCAAGTATAAAAATATTCATATTGTCACCTTCAAATAATATAGATTATATCATAAATTTCACTGTTTGTAAAGGATTAATTTTTTCTTTAAGTAGAAAGTCTTACCTCCGGATTTATCAACTTGATTTGGGTTTCTAAGAAATTTCTTTTTTCTAAAATTCTATTCATCTTGTTTAACTTACCTCGCTTTTTAAGTTTTAATGCATAAATTTGTAATTCATTAGAGTCTTTACGTAAACGTTCAAGTTGTTGCAACATGTGTTACCTTTCGTTGATATTATAGTAAATTAGGGAATGCCTCCTTTACTACAGGTTCTGTGATACCTTTAAGTTTTTCTTTGTTAATCATTGACAAAACAACTTTAGCATCTTCAGGATGTACACCTTCTAATATACCAATAAAGATTTGTTCTCTTTTGTATTTTGGCATCTTATCACCTTGACCACCTTTTACAAAATATTTAAACTTTGTATTTTCTCTAAACAGATTTGCTGGGTGGTGATGAGCTGGTGAAGGAGTGTATGGAGGTCTACCAATAGGAAGATTCCATTGTACCTTATCGTCCATCGTGCCGCGTATGACATCCTTTAAAGCCCATGATTCGTTTTCTTTTAAAATCTTGACTTTTTCTTCACGAGTTCGTTGTTTGCCAACTTCTTCTAATATTTCAAAAACATATTTAATCATTAAATAAACTCCTGTACACTTTCAATCAATTGATTACACCTCTTAGTAACTAAGTAGTGAAATACTTTACTTTTATTTTCTAAAGGATTTTGATCCTCATAGTTATTTATAATTTGTTGTTTGAGCTCGGGTGGTGTTTCGCTAAGAGCAATTAATTTTTCATTCCTACAATAGTTACGATACCATGATGCAGCATAAAGTAATTCACCTTGTTCAAGATCTTCCATAATATCTTCTACTTTCTTTTGAGACATAGGTGTTTGCCTGAAACCTTCTACAAATGTATCGTCATTAGATAAAATGTTTGGTACACCATCGCCTTTATCACCACGAATAATATGATTAAGTAAGAAGTACCTAGCATTCTTTTCTACAATTTCTTTCTTAAGTATTGGTGAGAACTGTCTGACATTTTTAAATCTTTGTAGTTGTACAAAGTCTCTATCAGAAGATACAATCATGATTTTTTCTGGATTAAAATCAACACGTGATTTCTTAATGACTAATGTACCGATAACATCATCGGCTTCACAACCATCTATCTTAATAACTTTGTATGGAAAGTTTTCTCCGATTTCTTCTCGTATAAGATTTAGAATACGAAATGCTTCATCCCAATCAAAAGATGAAGTACCTCTATCTTTTTTACGATTAGCTTTGTATTGTGGAAATGCTTTCCTACGCCAGTTGTTTGCAGCATCTACAGCAAGAACCATTTCACCGAATTCTTCACGGTATCTTTTATGATACATTCTAAGAGAATTCAATATCATATGACGAATCATTTGTTCATCAAATGTTTTATTGATTATGATACTTGCTAGTGCAATACCACTGTAGTCAACTATAATCATTAGCCAATCCTTTTGTTATTATAATAATCGTATGTTCTTTTATAAACATATACATCCCATAGTGTAGCATTCTTCATACCACCTTTAGGATCGCCAAAGTAATTAAAACCATTGGTTGGTTTTCTACCTTTCTTTTCAACTCTAAATTTAGTTTTACTAGAATTGCATGCTCTTACAATAGACTTAACCATTTCATATTCAGCCATATCTCTTGGATCTTTAGGATCAAACCTACCAATCCATGATGTTGATCTTTCGTGCTTTCCAATGTGTATTCCCATTATATAATCTCCTCAGATAGTTTTTGAACCATTGTGTACTTATTAGCAAGATCTTTTATGATCTTCATATTATAATCTTCTCTTAAGGTTTCTCTTCTAATATGCTCTGGAAGAGTTCTTAGTAAAAGTTGAATTTTAATCAAAGGTTTATCTGACCTAAGGATTAATTCTTTTAAGTTTTTAGTACTGATTGGTTTAGACATATAAAGTTTCTCCGCTTTTTTGATTTTAATAGATATATTATACCATACTTTTATCGTAATGTAAAGGAAAAAATGCATTTAAATGTAATTTTTTTTCCATACAGAATGTAGTACATATAGCCATATGCCATTTATTGCCGGCTCTATCAAAGCCACTGATCCAGCTTCCCATAAACTTGCACCTGTCATTATACTTACAACTGTCATAGAAATTATAATATGACCTACTGTATATACCGATGCAAGAGCTAGGCTATCTATACGTTTCATTCCATATCTTTTCAAAAGGTTCTTCGGTATACTCTAATCTTTCATTATTACCCCAGAGTCTTTTAACATATTGACGATGCATTCTGTCTATGTCTTTTTGGCTCCAGCTGTCAGGTATTAGGTGTCCTTTGACTGCGTAATAAAGTCTATTAGCTTCTTTATTTTCTTCTTTTTTATACGCCATTGCATCCAATCATAGTATCGTTCTGGCTCATTCGTTTCAATATGATCTCCGGTTCCAGTCATGTCTTGTGTATACCTATTTGTCATTTATCTTAACCAATGCTAATTCTTTACCACCTAACTCTCTTAGTTGACACTTATACTCATACATAGAGTTGTGGCCTTCATATTTAGTTAAGCAATCACGAGCAGTAATGTTTTTCCACATTACTTTTTGACCACTGGGGTAAGTTACTTCGTAAACTCTTAATTTCTTATCCCAAGATTTAGGAGAACCATCTGTCATGTATGTTACTGTCATTTTATCAAATCCTCCATTGGAAATATTTTTGATATTGCTTTAGCGCATGCTATAGCAACTTCACTACATTCTTTCTGTGTACCGTTAGAAGATCTTAATTCTATGAAATGAATCCAACTTCTTATAGATCCATTCATATATAATCTAGATGTAGTTAATCCTTCTGGTAAAACTGCTCTGGCAACTTCTTTTGCAATTCCTTTTTTGATTGCAGCATTGTAGACTTGCCTACACATCCAGATAACTCTTTGTTGTTCTCTTTTCCAATCGAGTTGGAAATTTTCGTCATCAACTTCGACACTACTTTGTCTATTCTTATCATCTTGCATTCTCGCTTCTCTAGTAACAAATTCTAACTCCTTTACTGGATTTGCATATCTTTGACTAAACTCTTGAAAACTAAAACTTCTATGCCTGAGTATTTGTCTTGCTATATCTCTTGTAGTATTGATTTCAATACAGGCACTTGCCATTTCAAATGGAGACCAATGCTGGTGTTTAATAAGATATTTTAAAAGTTTTTCATTTGTTGCTGTGTTTTCTTGACCAGACGGATTAGAAACTCTAGCACAATATGCTATAAGATCTTGTACATTCTCTAATCCAATAATGTCTGTAGGTTGCGAATAACTTATAAGTCTTGCTTTCAACTTTTATCTCCTAATTGATTCCAGTCATCACCATACCCAATAACGCATATGCTGTTATATGAAGGATGGAATTCAAGTATACTAAACGTTTTTGTTTTTAAATTTACAAATATCTGTAATGGTACGTGTGCTGGTATATCCGACAATCCATCATTATCTCGAACTTTTGTGCTTTGTACTGCAGTAAACATAGGAATTTCTCCTTTAGCTTTTACTGCATTAAGTGCAACTTCTTTTTGTTCACACATAACTGGTTTGTCATTCCATTCGCCTGCTAATGCAAGAGCAATATTTAAAAACAAGCACAATACTATTATAGTTATATACATTAAATTTTTTATCATAACTTAAAATCCTTAAATCTTTGACCAGTAGTAGTGTTATCAAATACTGGTGTATCATCGGTTAATGTTTGTTCATTTTCTTCAACATCGTATAATCTCATTTTAGATCTATCAACACCAATTACAAATCTTTTATGCATTGTTGGATCATTA